TTACATGAAAAGGTGAATCAAAAAATATCAAGACAAGAGCTAAGTGGTTGGTTAGTTGCAATCTCGGCACTGGTGGTGTTAATCAATAACTTAATGTGAAAAAGTTTGCTGCACTAATTGCAGCTTTTATGCTAATAACATTACCTGTAATTGCACAAGATGTACCTTATGAAGTCACAGTTAATGAAGCATTTGAAGATGACACATACGAAGAAGGTCTTACTATTAGTGGTGGTAATCAAGCTGCATATATTTACTGTAATGAACAAGGTAGGTATGGAACTACAGGTTGTTCATTAGCTATAAATAGTGGTACTTATGTGTTTGAATTTTCAGAAGATGTATATGAAATAGGATTTTTAGTAGGTGCAGTAAACAATTCATACTCTGTTAAATATTATTATTCAGATAATACAGATGAAACTATAAATAAAAATGGACAAAGCAACAGTAACCTTAACACAATGTATGATGATTTTTATAAATCATTTACTGATTACAACAATGATGAAGCTAACACAGATAAGTTTATTATTAAGTTTGAAGTTACACTATCTGACATATCTGTATTAGATACGTTATACTGGCAGTATGTTGATGAAAGCACTATTCCTACTACTACTAGTAGTACTACGACAAGTACCACTACTACATCTACTACAACGACATCTAGTACGACAACAACTACAACAATACCCCCTAAAACAGAAGCAGAGTTAGAAGCTGAACGTATTCAAGCTGCTGAAAATTGGGAACGTGATGAAAATTTTAAAGAAACTGGTATTAGAGAATTAGATAGTGAACGTAGAGAACGTGAAGCAAGAGAAGCTGCTGAATTAGCACGTGATATAGAACGTTCTGATAATCAAGATAAATGGGATTGCTACATGACTAATGCTCAAATAGAGCGTGGTGATTGTGAACCTTATAACCAAATGCTTATAGCTGAAGAAGAAGCACGTTTAGAAGCTGAGCGTATTGCTGAAGAAGAGCGTATTGCTGAAGAGCTTAAAGCTCAAGAAGAAGCTGAAGTTTTAGAAGAGCTAGAAAAATTAGATGTTGATTTATCTCAAGAAGATTTAGAAGAATTTGTAGAAGTAGTTAAAGAGATAGAAGAGTTTGTAGAGACTATAATAATAGAAGAAGAAATTATAGATATACCTGAAGTTATTATATTTGAGGTAGAGGAGATAGAAGATGAGCCTATTGTTGTGGTGGAAATTGAAGAGGTGGTCCAGGAAATTTTGGATGAGCCAATACAGGAAATTGTTGAGGAAAAACCTGTAGAGGAATATACTCCAGAAGAAATAGAAATAGTTCAGGAAGTAGTTGATAATGCTATATCTAACGTTGAAGACCTTACACAAGAAGAAATTGAAGTTGTTGCTGATGTATTACAAGTTGAAACTGAAGACGTTGCTATTATTGCAGAGGCTGTTAAATCAGATACTGTAGTAGCAAAAGCTGTAGAAGAATACGTAGAAAGAGCTGTAGAAAATGCAGACGTAGAAGATTACACTCTAGCTGATGTTGTTACAGAAATACAATACGAAGAATTTTTAGAAAATCCTATAGAAGTTTTTATAAATGTAGATATACAAGAAATAAACCTTGACACTATTGGTGATGATATGACACAAGACCAAAGAGAAAAAGCACAAGAAGTTGTAGTCCCAGTTATTTTGACTAGAATAGCTACTATGGCTGCTGTTTTATTTAGGAAAACAATATGATTAAAAAAATATGGTATTGGTTTGTAGAAATAATTAAAGAAACATTAAACCTTAGCTGGACTTTAGTTGGTTTAGTTATTGCTACACTTACATTAACTGGTTCTGCTCAGCAGATTACAGGATTAGCAACTATAATTACATTAGTTGTATGGTTGTTAACCATAGGATTTAGAAAAGAAAAACCACAAGGTGGTTCAAAGAAAGTTAGTAAATAATGTGTATGGTTAAAACTAAAGAAGACGGTTCATTTGTACAAATATGTAATTGCAAGTATGGTAATTGTAAGGAGATATAATGGCACTACCTGGAGCATACGTTGTCAATAGCCCTAAACCTGGAGAGTACTGCAATAATTGTGTGCATTACAGTAATAATTATTGTATTAAATTTAATGAAGAAGTAGCACCTTATGGTTGGTGTAAAGTATGGCAAGGATATGAAATATGAAATATGAAGTATTAAGAATTAGTAGTGGTAAAGATTCTACATCAGGAATGTTATTTGAAATTGTAAATAATAAACGTACATTTTTAGCATATACATTAGAAGACGAACAAAGAGATGTAAAAGTCTGGGGTGAAACTAGAATACCTGCAGGTACATACAAATTAAAACTACGTAAAGAAGGTGGATTTCATAGTAGATATGCAGGTAAGTATGGTGAAATGCATAAAGGTATGATATGGGTACAAGATGTACCAGGTTTTGAATATATACTATGGCATACAGGAAATACTGATGAACATACAGCGGGGTGTCTAATACTGGGTAATACACAAACTAACAATCGTATAGCTAAAGATGGTTTTATTGGTAATAGTGTTGACGCATATAAGTTTGTATACCCACGTGTTGCTGCAGCTATAGAATCTGGACAAGATGTTGAGGTTACATATATAGATTTTGATGGAGATATAGAAGATAAAGCAGATGAAGATGTTATGGAAAAATTACAAGAGATAAGTGGCGAAATTCAAATTATATCTGCTAAACTAAACGGCAGGAGAATTACATGATAGGTAAATTTAAAAAAGGTTCAGCTAGTATTTATGATGATACTACAGGATTAGGTGCAGGATATGAAGAAGGTCCTGATTTATCACCTACAGGTGGTCAAGAGTATGACCCTTTAGCTAAAGCAAATAAAGCTGAAAGACAACGTCAGTTATTAAATCTACTTGACAATAACCCAAATACTTTTTTAGATGAATTGCCTAATAGTTTTAGTTCAGGTGGACAAGATTTTAGTCAAGTAATTCCTTATGGTTCTAAAGAAAGCAGTCCTTTCCCAGCTGAATGGGAAGGTGTAGCTTTTGAATCAGAACAAAGTAAACAATTACATTCTAGACAAATGGAGTTAGATACATTAAAAGAAAACCTTGCAAACATTAAAGAAGCAGATTTAGATTTACCTATGGGTGCTATGGAATCTGAAGCATTTGAACGTGCAGCTAGACAACAAAAAGTTGCTAAAAAATTAGGCAAGAAAGTTAAGAAACCAGTTGTTAAAGAAACACCTCCAGAATATAAAGACCTTACTATTAGAGAATATTATGAAAATAAAATTATAGATTTAGAACTTGATATTGAAATGGAAAAACAAGTTATGGGTGATACTTATGAAAAAACTGCTAGAACTGATGCATATAATTTAGCTACAGAAGGTCAAGATTTAGATGATATTGATAAACATTTAGCTTTAGAATTATCACCTGAAGAAACAAAGATTGGACCAAGTAAATCATCTAAAAACCCTATAACTAATGTAGCAGGTGGTGATGTAACAAGACCTAGAAAAGATTTATCAGCACCATTACAACAAGTTCCTAAAGGTACTGCAGAAACTATGGACCTATATGATGGTAAAGGTACCTTTTTAAGATTTGATAAAGACATTCAAAAAGCAGGAGTAAAAGAACATTTTAGAAAAGTAGCAGAAAAAAATTACGCTAATGCTTTAAATAAAGAAATAGCTGCTGTAACTGATGGTTTTAAACCAAGTAAAAAATCTAAAAAAACTGTTGCTGAACAAATAGAAAGTAAAGCTATTAAAAATTTAATGGACCAAGATATATCAGTTGATAAACTTGTTGTTAAATATACTGTAGATTATTACAATAGTCCTAAAGGTAAAGCTGAGTTTGGTGTTGGTCCACAAATGGATATAGTAACAGCTGAAAGATTTCCAGATTATCCAGGTGCTAATAGAACATATGGTGCTGCATCTACTCCAAACCCTAGATATTCTACAACAGGAATTGAAGGTGTGGATGTACAACCTACTCCTAAAGCAGTAACTTCTGGTTTACCTCCTATTGCAGACCAAACACGTAAAAAGTTTAAAGCTAAATATGCTAGTGGTACTGTAAAAGGTAAAGAAAAAACAATTGTTAATTTACCAGATGAAGATATAAAAACTACTGATGCATACAATAAAGCTTACACTAAAGCAATAGCGTCAGGATTAGACGACATGGCTGCAGTAGCGTTTGCATTAAAAGCTGCTAAAAACATTAAGAAAATTGTAGGTAAAGGTAACTTAGCATTGACTGCATTACAAATGATGCCTCAAGATTATTTTAATAAAGTAATGAATTTAACTTCTTATCAAGGTAGACCTGATGCATAAAATTTATTATACTAAGTAATGTTACAAAGATTTAAAAGAAAACGTAACCAAGATGGTACATTCAAAAAGGATGTAGCGTGGACACCTTGGAATGAAGCATGGAGTTATAAGATGAGTGAAGAACTTAAAGACATGATAGAGAGAGCCGTATGGACTTTCATTGAAGCATTCATAGGTGCGTTAACAGTTGCACCATTAGTTGGTGTAGAAGCTGAGACATTACAACTAGCTGCGTTAGCAGGTGGTGGTGCTGCATTAGCTGTCGTCAAGACTTACGCTAAGAAACAGATTAGTAAATAATGCCTGGTCCATATAGTAATCCTAAAGGTTTAGTCATTGAAGGCGGTGGAGGTAGTAAACCAAAACCTAAGAAAAAATTTAGTGATAAGACACGTGTAAAAGCACAAGTCATGGAAAGAAAAGCTATGTCTCCAGTTAAAAAAAATAAACGACCTGATTTTAAAAATCCTGATTTAACTGATTTAAATAATGAACTTAGAGGTCGTGGTGATGCACATGCATTAGAACAAATTGCATTTCATGAAGCAAATAAAAACAGACAACCTACTTTGTATCGTCAAGTAATAAATAATTATAAAGCATTAGATGAAAAATTAGGTGGAGTGTTGCCTGGTGGTGGTCATCTAAAAGAATATGCACGTGCTTTAACTGTGCTAGTAACAGGTCATGACCCACAAAATCCAATACCTGAAGAACCTTTAATTAAAACTTGGGACGATAGAAATGTTCGTAACAATAATACAAAGTTGAATCCAAAATAATGGCTAGAAGAAAACCACCTAAACCTAAACCACCAAGACAACCAATTAAAGGTTCTAAATATGCATTGGCTGGATTAAATAAAGGTCTGTATGATAAGCTTGATAGTGCAGACCAAAAAGCTTATAAGCAGTCTCTTTACAGTGGATATATACAAAAATTTAAAGAGTTAAAAGAAGAACATCGTGGTGACAGAATTAAAGAACAACCAAATAGACCACGTCAACCTTACCGTCCAAAAGACATGGTCCCTCCTGGTAGTAAAAGTTCATCAAAATACAACCCTGACCCTAATGGATTTATAGGTTCTGGTTTAACTGGATTAGGTCCAAATGAATTAAAAAGACGTATTGAACAACACAATGCATTAGCAGATAAAGCATTCCAAAGTGCTGGTGGTGGTAAAAAAGAAGCTTTAACTTCAGCTGATGTAGCTAATGTATACCGTGGTATTCAATTAAAGAATCGTGCTAAAGCTATGCAAGCTTTAAATGACCCAAAGATTCATAGAAATAAAAAATAATATACGTCAGCAGTTGCTATTCAAAATTTCTTTTTAAAAAACCTTTTAACAAATCACGATAAGCTACGCTAGTTCCCACCCGTTGCCGTCCATCATAAATATCATGGTGGTGCTTACATAAAATAGCTACATTATTAATATCAAACTTTCTTTTCTTATTGCCACCCATACCTATTCCCTGTATATGTGCTAACTCCAGCCACTTGTTATCGTTACAGTAAGCCCATTCACAGCGTCCCCCTGCACGCTGCATGGCTTCTTCACGTATTTCTGACAGCCCTGTCATACTGTAAAGTATTCACCGTGTGGTAAGTTCCATGTCTTTAGAACATCTACCCATCTGAATTTATCGGGATTGCCTGGATATATACAGTTTGATATCTTCATAAATAATAATCTAGTTATTTTATTATCTACATAATGTAACTTACTTTCATTAAATGACATAAGTTTTTCTATATAGTCTAAGGTACGTTGTGTTACCTCACCAGGTAATCCTTTCTTTGCAGGTGGTCTCATCTCATGTTGTACATTAACTGATTCTCCACTTCCTANATGTACACTTCTAGGACAAAGATTAGATTTACGTATAGTACTCATGTCATGACTTAATTTTATTTCTAATTGTAAAGATTCTCTGTCAATATTATAAGAAACATACATAGGATTACCTTTACTTGTAGTTCCTAATAATCTTTTACCACCAAATTTTGTAGCTTTGTCTGCTAGATTTTCTTTTTCTTTTAACCAAGCACGAAATTCAATTTTAGATTTGTTAGGTGTTACATGATACAGTTGGTCTTTAGTAGCAAATTTAGTTTTGCCTGTATTATATACCATTACTCTTCCTCATACCATTTAGTATTATTGTTATGTGCTTTGTTTATCTGATGTAATACTGCTTCTTCTAGCATTGCACACCAGCTTTTTACTTTTTCATCTAACGTAGCGTAGTTCTCAGAATTAGCTGCGTTGTTTAGGTCGTTAAGCGTCCACTTAATTACCTGTATTAACTGTTCTCTGTCTAGTGTATCTAGTTTCTCCATTATTCTTCCTCTCCTAACTGTTCTAAATGCCAGTTATAATCCATTACAAACTTGTCCATAAGAAATCTTAACTTCTTTGTGTCAGGTGGTACGTTAAATGTATCACTACCACATGCTTTACTAAATTGTGTAGCCCATACTTTAAGATACTTATGATGTGTAAATATATTTATATTATTTATATTATCTTTATTCAAAAGGTCTCCTCTCTTTGTCCATTAATTCTGTACAATTATCACATATCTCTTGTAAATACATTGTTGTTATAAATGCAGATTTACAAAATGGACATACGTGATTAAACAGACTTTCTAACTGATTTCTAAATGCTTTACTTTCTTTATAAGTCATCTACATGACCCCAGTTTTTTTCGCATGACCAACAGAATGCTACATCAGTCACTCCGCATACTGTTAATTCTATACCACAACATTTCATTGTTATACCCTTTCCAACAGTGTTTACTACTATTCCAATGATGCCATCCATCATTGTACACTAACCATGAAGCCACTGCTGTAGATACTTCAGGATTAGTTCGTGAACTTGTTATGTCTAATTTAGGTGTTAACCAAGCCCATGTGTCATCATTAAATTGCCAGAGACCAACGTCCTTTGTACCGTTTTTGTTTGTCCCAACTGCTTCTATTATACCACTACTTTCACAATATATAATATTTAAAGCTTGTAATACATCTTCATCTTTAAAATACCTTTGTACAAGGTCTGTATGTTCTAATACATACTCCACTTTAGAAGCCACTTCCATACATTCCTTGTACTCAGGTAAGTTGCTGGTTGTAAGAGAAAGCGGAATCAAACAACCAACTACTAGTTCTATCATTAGCTAATGGCAGCTTTACTAGGTAACTCAGTACAATAATAATGTACTAAGCCACGTTTTTTTGCGGGTAAAGTTGTTATCTTATAACCTTCCTGCCTAAGATTATGTATAATACCACCAAATCTATGGCAGTATAACTCAGCTACAAACTCCCAGTTACTTATAGGACTTTCTCCCATGTATCTGGTTAATACATACGCAACTAACTGCGTCTTGCTTTTAATGTAAGCTGGTATTTCTTCACCTCTAAAGTATTCAGGTATCATACTTCCCACTCCTCTGGTATATCACTGTTATCTAACCACCATGACTTACGCCATTTACCTGTATGTCCACCACATACAACAGGGTCGTTAGTACTGCAAGTAAAGTCTGGACTCTTGTCTGACTTCTTGCTGTTACGATTATCATATACCATTGCTTTACAATAAGGACATTTCAAATCGTCACGATATCTGTTTTGTTGTTGCATTTCTTTTACAACCTCTCCGACAAGACCTCCGGGTTGTTGTAGACCCTCCGTCTTGTCTGTAGCTTCTAACCCTGCTGCTTTAAGTTTATCTTCTAGTGATAAACTATCAAATTCAGCTTGAGTGTATTCAGTTGGCATATCAACAAGTTTTTCAATCATGTTAAAATATTTGTTTAACTGTTCATCTGACCATTCAGTTTTAGATTTAGGAAACTTCATAGTCTTAGCGTACTCATTAGCAGTACCCATAATCTTATGTAATGTTTCTTTATTCTCTACACTCTCTGTCATAGTGTGTATAGTCCTGGCTATAAACTCTAAGTCAGGCATTAGAAAGGTGCTTCTTCTGGTGTCTCATCAATTTCTGTACCTTCACCAACAATACTATCCATAATTTCTTCCATACGTTTAATATCTTCTGGTGTAGGCTTATGCTCTTTCTTACGCATGTCTACTTTAGTTACTTCTACCCTATCTTCTGGTTCAGTAACTGCAGTAGCTTCTTCCTCTGATTGTTTACTGCCGGACCATAGCTCTACGCCAAGGCCGAACCTCATACATGCACGTTTAAATGCGTCAGACTCTGCGTCTTTGAGATTTGTACCATCGTTAAACTTATCGTTGTTTAACTTGAATGTATCTATATCACCGAAGCCATCATAACTACCCATGCCTTCTATTGTTATAGTACCTTTGGCACCTACTATTCTGTTTTCACCATTGTGTGTACCATACACAGCTTCACATTGCCATGTGTATTTAACTCCACTGTCCCTTAAACGCTCAACATAATGTGCGTGTGGAACATAGTCACCAAACTTACCAGCTGGTGCTTTACGAACTAACTCCTGTGGAAATGGAGATAGCAAGTCAACGTTATTAGTCATAACATTCCTTTCTTTATATAAGTTCTAGGAAAGTTGTTTCCCAAAGGAACGAACAACTTGACTAGAACTATTCTTCTTCTAAGTCTAATAGGTTACGTAAGTTATGTACACCACGTTCAACTGGTACTAACTTAGTGTCACCTTGGTCGTTAGTTAATATAAAGTATGGTCTATCACCTAGTCCACTGTACTCTATACTGCTAAGTCTCCATTTAGACTTGACAATTAAGTCATTCATATTATACATTATACCTATATATATTTAATCTATCTTAAATTTACTAAATATTCTGCAGTAACACCTGTGCCTGGTTTAGCAAATAGCAGCCATTGACATGGTCTTCCCATACTTGCAAGCTGTTCTAATGCATAAGTGTTATAGCTTTCTGTACTTCCATTAACCCATAATCGTACATCATTAACGTACATTGTTGTAGGTGTATGGAAATGGCCAGCAATTGCATAGTCAAAGTCTGGCATAAGACCTCTACTAGCTAGTGCTTTCCATCCTAATAGCTTCTTACCAAAGCCATACCATGGAAATCCTGAGTGTCCTCTGACGTTATCACCATGCCATACGAAGAACTTACATCCTTCACCAACATCAGCAATATCAAACCAATGATTGTCACCCGTACTATCAGGAATAGTAAATTGTATTCTGTTATCTTTTTCATATGTCATACTCATTATTTTTCCTAGCATTCTGTCAGCATTACTGTCAGGATGATAGTCTTTTCTTGCACGTCCACCTAATGAACCGTGATTACCTATAACCCAATGTACATCTACTTCGTTAAAATTTGCTAGTAATATGTCAAAGAACTTTGTCAATATTCTAGGACCGTCAATCGTAACTTGATTGTATAGACTAGCGTCAATAAGATGTGTTTGACCTGGAAATATAAGTTCACCTTCTACTATGTCACCAGCTGCTAACACTACGCATTTGTTAACAGGATGTGCTGAACGTTGTACGTTAGTTAGTTCTACTATCTTATTAGCATACTGAACTACACGTTCTTCAGCTACTTCAGTGTTATAGTCAGGAGTTACTTTAGCTAACTGTATGTCAGAGAGTACTGCAACAGCTACCTCTTCGTTTTTAGTTCGCTTATGTAACTTAGGCTTAGGTATCTTAGGTTTGTCCCATGTACGTAAGTTAGTAGATACTGCTTGATAGACTGCTTCTATCATATCTTCTTTTTTACGTTTGGCTTTTTCTAATTGCTTAAGTAGTTTAAGGTTATCAGCTTTAAGTTCTTGTATCTTAGTAGATTCAACCTCAGCTAATAACTCTTCTACCTTTTTTTTATTTGGCATGTTCAAGCATATTTCTAAAGTGATTACGTATTGCAGTCTCACTTATTTTTATATCGTATTCATCACGTAATAACCTAGCTACTACATAAGGTCTAGGTTTCTTACCTGATTTAACCATGTCTTCTATGCCACTCCAGAATGGAGTAGCTTCGTCCGTGATTCGTTCTAATACGCTACTTGTTTTACCAGTTTCTGCTTCTTTCAGCAGTTTGTCTATGTCTTTCATACCTTTCATTATATAGTCATTTGTTATTAATACAAGGATTTACGTAACAGTACAGCGTGAATGTATTCTACTTACCGCATTTCAATCGGTTGCATAGTCAGGTGTTAAATATACTATAGCTTTCTCTATTGATAGTGATTGACCTACCCCGATACTAACGTTAATATTTGTTATCGCTGCTATGCCAGTTTACCTTGGCACTGTACTGCACAATGTGTTTTACAAATAACTCCTTATATTATGTGTATTCAAATGTTACATTTAGAAGCGCGGTCCGCACAACTTCGGATTCGGTTCGCCTATCGCAGGCTCCCTCACCTCAGATTGTGCTTACCCTGCTTCTAAAATGGTACGTGTAGCAGTGTTCACTATAGGTTGATTGTTGACATTAATGAGGTATTACCCGTTGCAAGTTCTCCTTGCACTCTATTCTGCTACATGATACAGCTTTAATAAGTGGAAAGGAACACCTACTGTCTTGCGACATTACTGTATTCCATACCACTATAGCACTTGATTTAATTTAAGTGCATGTTCCTTCACTTCTTCTATATGTTTTAAATTAATAATTTTATTCTGTGTGCATATATCGTAACATTCTTTAAGTAAGTTATAACCGTTAGAGTTATCACCTGCACCAAATACTTTCATATCTGATACCCATATTCTACGTTCTGGCATTTCTGCTAACCAACGTAATGCTGGACCGTCAACAACGTTACCTCCACCTGAGTGGTCATTTAAGTATTCTTCTGTTACACGCATACCATTCTTAGCTATGATACGTAACCAACCTTTTTCCCAATTACCATTGTACATAGCTATATTAACTGCAGGTAACATCATCATTATTTCTAATATGTCTTGTCCATTAAAAGACATAGAACCTGAAGCGTCAATAAGAATAGTACCACCCTTAACACGTTGCTTTTGTTTAAATATTTTCTTATCTACTAAGTAACGATTAATGTATTTAGGATTGTAACCATACTCCATAGGTTTATATGCACGCCCATGATTAATACGTGAACGTAAATTAACTGACATAGGTGGTGTTACTATTTCCATTTTACCCCACCTACCAACACCATTACTAGTACGGTACAACATGTCATGTTGTAAGTCAGTACGCATACGTTTTTCTAACTCACTGTTACCGTCAAGATAACTTTGTGTTTCTGTTTCATCACCTTCGCCTTCACCTTCGCCTTCTCCAGGTTCTGGTGGTGGTGCCATAATTTCATCAGGGTTAGGTTTATCTATAAATTCATTTAGTATTTGTGATAACTTTTCTGCTAGCCTTTGTACTTTTCTGTATGATGGCCATTGATTCCATCTATGTTCACATACTTTACGTTGAAAGAATTGTGCTGTTTGTAATGCAAATTCTAGTTCACTACGTCTAACAGGATGAAATGATTCATCATTAATAGCTACCTTAAATAAACCACTTACGTATTCAAATTGTTCTGACCTATCATAAGCGCTACCTCTGCCTTGTGAACTCCACGCAGATAACAAATATAATATAATGTCAGCAACACTACCAGTTTTAACTAACCTTAATACGTCATTAGTAAATTCATCTTTACATTTAATGTATTCATGTACAGTTAACTTAGCTTTGGCACCTAATAAGTAATTGATTCGTACTTCTTCTAATGCCTCAATAGCATCAGAACGTGTACCTCTCATCAACTTACCCATAGTTTTAGGTGACCATTTAGCATGACCTAACTCATGGCGTCTAATCATTCTGCCATGATTAATACCGCAGTAGTCACATTCCCTATCCATAGGTACATACATTTGCCTATTAAGATTATCTGTACGTGGCTGTTTGTCTGCCTCTGTTGTTTCAAGGACATGCCAATCATCACCAGTTACAATTTGTGGATAAGGATATGCTTTCTTACCGTACATTATGAGTTACTTAAAGTAATTGCGTCAATAAGTTCTTCAGCTTTATCACCGAATACTAATTTACCTGCAGTTTCTGGAGTAAATCCTTTGTCTTGTAAGTCAAAGAACTCTTTCCATGAACGTACTGATACACGTTCTTCAGGGTCATTAATTAATGTAGTGTCAGTTATAACATCATGCCATTCTTCTGGAAATTGTTCCATTGCTCTTGGATGTACTTTATCGACATATATTTTTACAGGAAATCTATCCTTTAACGCAAGTGGCAATGACTCTGGTGGACTGTTAGTAGTAGCAACTACTTGAAAACCTTCAGCAGGTCTTACAGTTTCTTTAGATTCATTGTTGAGTGTCAACATTGCTATGTCTGGGTCATCCAATATAGCATGCAAGAATGTCATAGCGTCAGGACTAGCGTGGTCTATCTCATTGATAACCAATCTAGCACCATTACGCCATGCTTGTATTGCAATACCATCATGCCATTCAAATCCACCATCTGCTGAAGGCATATAAAAACCCTCTAAGTTAGCAGACGCTGTATCTTCTGTCATAGTTATTTGATATACATTAGGTTGTCCTTCTAATGTAATAGGTGTGCTTTGTTTTACTGCACTATATGTTTTACCTGTACCTGGTGGCCCATAGAGTAATACTCTACGTGACTTACCTAGTACAGATGCTATCATTTTCCAACAATCATTATTATTTTCCATGATATCCTTTCTATTCTTGTTCCATGTCTGCAATTGGTACCCACCTACAGTAGATAGTAATTACAGAACTTTCTTTATTTTTTCTTTGTAGTACGTCAAACCTACCTAAATCTTTTAGGTGGCGTATGTTATTTTGTCCAAAAGACATTATGTTTTTAGCTGTACCGCTAATCCATTTCTCACTAGTACCTATTACATACCATGTACTAGGTGTAGCTAACAACACTTTTACTTTATCGTCAGTAAGTAATCGTGGTGCTCTACCTTTACCTGCGTTATCAGGTTTAGGTGGCGTAGCTGCATACATATCATCAGGTAACATCATCACTTCCTTTCAAGTAATTTTCTGCTTCTTCACCAATGTGTTCAGATATAGTATGTACATTATCAAATGTCATATCCAATAACTTCTCAAAGTCATCTGTTAAATGTGCCTGTATTGAAGTAGGTTCAATTAACATCCATGATTTAAATACATTTCTTTCCAAAAAGTTTTCATATACTTTATTAATCTCTTCCATAGTCATGTTATCTCTCATATGTGGATGTTGTGAATGCCAATCAGTAGCAATTGCACCTCTCTCAATGTCAAGTATTTGTTTAGCCATTACAATACTTTCCATTGTTGATGTAGCCCATACTGATATAANCCATATGTCAGGTTCGTCAAACGCTGGTGTCTTGTCGTCATGACTATCAAAACCTGCAAATGCAAATTGTACTGTATAGCTTTTTCGTTTTGTTTTATATTGTTCTATATTATTCATCTGATTCCTTTCTGTCTGAATATAAAAGCTACTCAGACAGAAAGGAAGCAGGGTTGCAATGAATCAGGTATGATTCTTCCTCTCCGTCTTAAGTAGCTAGTTAAATAACTATTTATTCCACCTAATCACAGCACGCTATGACGTACAGTGCATATAAATAGCTTGTAACACACCTTCATAGTTTCTTCGCCTAAGCTACTACCCACTATTACTACTATGTGCTACAAGCTATCTACATTATGGTTATCACTTGCGTGACACTTGCTCAAAGGGGTAGCAAGAATATAGATAGCTTTGCGTTATTTTATTATATCATCCAACATTTTTTGTGTAGATGATAAACCTTCTCTAAAATTATTATAAACTTCTGTTGTTTCATCATCAGTCCATGGATAATTAGTTTGTTCTGAGTCATATTCAAACTCAGTCAAGTGTGTATTAATAATATTAACATTATACTTTCTTGCTATATCATTAAGTAACATAAATGGTTCACCCCATGCACTATCAAACATAAGTTTTATTTCTCTTATGTCGTCATGTATATTATCTTCTAATACTTGT